CGCAGCGTTTGGAGTTCGTTCCGCTCGATAGTATCGAGCCGAGCGACTACCAGCGTTCGACCAACCCCACTCAGGTGGACAACATTACAAACGGCTTTGACGAAGCCCGTTTGGGAACCCTCACCGTGTCTTTACGCAGTGGCAGATATTACATTATTGACGGCGCTCACCGCCTGTCCGCCTTGCGTAACCTAAAATTTACCCATGCTCTGTGCGAAGTCCTCACGGGATTGACCTACGAACAGGAAGCCGAGTATTTCCGCAGGCAGAACATCGACAAAAGACCGCTCCGGCCATACGACCTATTCAAAGCCGGGCTTATTGCCGGCGATGAGATCTGCCTGAAAATCAACGAAATCGTGAAGTCCAACAGTTTCCAAATCGGGCTTTCTCACAAGAATTTCTACCAAATCGGCGCGCTCCACGCCATGTTCACCATCGTCGGGTTGTACGGGTATGAGGTTCTTGACGACGCCTTATGTCTTATCGCGAACACATGGACGGGCATTGCGCGGGCGACCTGCGGGGAAGTCTTGTTAGGCGTGGCGGAATTTGTCAGCAGATACGGCGTAGGCGAATCCGACAAGCGTTTGGGCGACAGCTTTTCCATAATCTGGTATGAGTATCGGGAAGTTACAAGAAAAGCCTACCATTCTCCGACGGCAAGAAAAAACTTCTGCCGGATTCTCGTAGAACATTACAACAAAGGATTAGGCTCAAAGAGCAGGAAGCGGTTGAAATGGGAGGATTAGCGGACATGAAAGCCCTCATCGAAAAAATTCTGATAGCCGAAAGGGTGCGTAAGGAGATCACGAAAATAGATGAACTGGCCGCTGATATAAAGGCTAACGGGCTTCTGCACCCTATAACAGTCATGTCGCTGGACGGCGGGGAGTTTCGGCTACTCGCCGGACTCCGGCGGCTCAGAGCCTTAGAAATATTAGGCGAGACCGAGATTGAGGTAAAAGCGGTTTCACCGGCGAACGCGGAAGCGGAACTGCAGATCAAAATCAGCGAAAACGAGCAGCGGGAACCGTTCACTTTCTCGGAGACGGTAGACTACGGCCGTCTGTTGGATGAAATCGAGGCTGCCAAAGCATTAGAAAGAAAAGCTATTGGCGGTAAGGGCGGATTTGAAGATGTGCCCGACGGGGCACATCTTCAAAAGGGACGGACACGAGATATTGTCTCCAAAAAAATCGGTATGGGACGCACAAATTATGAGTGTGCCAAATATATTGCTAAAAAAGCGACTCCGGAAATTATTGACGAACTCGACAAGGGCAAGCGTTCAATTCGCGGGACATACGACGAATTGAAAAAAGCAGAAAACGCCGCTGAACCTTCCGAACCCGAAATTATCGAAGAAGTCGAGGAATCAGATGTTGATTTTCAATACGATGATGGCGACGAGGTAACATCTCAATTTGATGAACCGCCGAAAACAAAAACATCTCCGGCGGGCTTGTTGTCCAAAGCGGACGAAGAAGCGATAGAGCGTAATAAAGCGTTTAACGCCCTGTCGCCGCAGAAAAAAGTGGTGGAACTTCAACGGCAGCTAAAAGAAGAACGGGCGAGAGCCGCCCGCGCCGAATCTGAACTCGAACGGCTGAAAGAATTGCGCCATAACGACGTTTTCCACAAAGACGGCATTATCAATAATCTAAAAGAACGCCTTGCGGAAGCGGAAGCGCGGATTAAGGAACTTGAGGATTTATATTGCCCGTCGTAAATAAACAGGCTTTAGAGCCTCATAGAGTCAATCGCTGAACCTTTTGCGACTTGCAAAAAGGTTCGGCGGTTAATAATAACCGCTGAAAGAACGGAGGTAACGATTATGCGCGATACAATAAACGCCGCGAATCTCGCAGATATCGGCGCAATCAACGTGGACAAGAATTTGCCGCAGAGGGAGCGCGAAGCCGATTTTAAAAGACAAATTAAAGATACTAACCTTTACAAATGCGAGGGCTTCACTATACACGCAATATATTCAAATAATGGTGACAGTATAGAGGATTGTCTGCGGGGTATGACGGTTTAACATATTCAAGCGCTTGAAAACCAAACGACAAACTCGACTTTCCCAATGGGCTTCTGTAGAATAAACATCGGAAAAGGATTCTACAACAAGCCCGCAGCCTTTGATTTTCGGGAAAGTACGGAAATTAGAGGAGGCATTGTTTATGCAAGAAATAAAGTACAGAGCAGTCAAGTATATTCGTCTTTCAAGCGCTGACGATAATAAACAAGGCGAAAGCAACAGCGTGGTAAACCAGCGTAAAATGATTGACGACTACTTGAAAATCCATCCTGAAATAGAAGTGGTCGGAGAATATGTTGATGACGGGGTTTCGGGCTTAGTTTTCGACCGCCCAAAGTTCAACGCTATGATGGAGTTTATACAGGACGGCGAAGCCAATTGTATAATTTCCAAAGATTTATCCCGGCTTGGCCGCGACAGGATCGAGACAGGGCGCTATCTGCGGAGAATCTTTCCCGCGTTCGGCGTCCGTTTCATCGCGATCAACGACAACATCGACACGTTGAATGACAGCATGGACGGCTTGTATGTGTCTGTGAAATCTATTATGAACGAAGAACATTGCCGCGATACTTCCAAAAAGACGCGGGACGCACTTAAATCAAAGCGCGCTAATGGCGAATATACCGGCGCTTGCCCGATTTACGGATACAAAAAGGACGGAAATGACCGCAATAGGCTCGTCATAGACGATTATCCGGCAAGCATTGTCCGCGATATTTTCAACATGAAGATAGACGGGTACAGCGCGGTCAGTATTGCCGAGACGCTGAACAGGCGCGGCGTTCTTTCCCCTATTGAATATAAAAGGGACAGGGGGCTGCCGCACCCGAAAAAAGGCTATGCCGATGTTAGATGCGCAAAATGGTCTGCCACTACCATTATCCGAATTTTGGGCGACGAAACATATACGGGTACGCTTATTCAGGGCAAATCCGGGACGCCGAACTACAAGCTGAAAGATATGGTGAAGCGGCCGGAAAACGAGTGGCAAAGAATTGAGGACGCGCATGAAGCGATAATCCAAAAACACAATTTTGACCTCGTAAAAAAGATAATGCGGCTCGATACCCGTACCGCTCCTAAAAGCGACAAGGTTTATCTGTTCTCCGGCATACTTGTTTGCGGCTGCTGCGGCAACCGCATGACGAGAAAAACCGTGCCTTATAAAGGCGGGAGTTACTATTACTATTATTGCCCGACTGGTAAGAATAACGGCTGCCATAATCCGGTAATGTTGAAAGAGAGCGATCTGATCGCCTGTGTTCTTGGCAATGTCAAAGCACATATCGCAAACGTGGCTTCCCTTGAAACGCTGATAGCGGGGCTTGATTCCACGCGCATGGCGTTGGAGCTTGCTGACCGGCTCAAGGAGCAGATAACTGAAAATGACCGTCGGCTGGGGAAAATCCGGGAGTATAAAACCGGCCTGTACGAAAATATGATGAACGGCAATTTGGACAACGGCGAGTTCAAGGGCATGAAGAAAAAATACGAAAATGATTCCAATGCGCTTATCGAGGCAAACACAAGGCTTAATACAGAAATTGAAGCTGTGCTGTCATGCAAGCATGAACGGCTTAAATGGATGGAGCATTTCACGAAATTTGAAAATCTCGACACTATAGACCGCAGAACGGTAATCCATCTTATCCACAGCGTCCGCGTACTCGGCAAAACGGAATTGGAAATCACTTTCAATTACCAGATTGAGTTTGAGAACGCTTCCTCGTTTATTCGGAAGGAGGCGGCGTAGATGGCGAGAAAAAGCAGAAAGAACGCGGGAACGGCCATACAGCCGGATGTTCCAAACAAAGCATGCTTCAAAGCAGGCGCGTATGTGCGGCTTTCCGTGGAGGACAGGAAGCATAAAGGCGATTCCATTGAAACTCAGCAGGCTATCATCAGGGCGTTTATTGATGAACAGGACGACCTTGAGCTTCAGGAAATCTATATCGACAACGGTTTGAGCGGTCAAACTTTTGAGCGTCCCGCATTTTTGCGTATGAAGGATGATATAGAGAGCGGTAAGATCAATTGCTGTATTACGAAAGATTTATCCCGGCTTGGCAGGAATGCGATAGACACGGGGTTCTATATTGAAAGTTATTTCCCAAAGCATGGGGTTCGGTATATCGCCATTGCGGACGGTTACGATTCTGCTTGCGGTAACATCGGCGGCATTATGGTAAGTCTGAAAAATATGGCAAACGAAGCCTATGCCCTTGAAACCGGGCGCAAAATCCGCGCGTATCATCAGACGCTTACCAGCGAAGGCGGGTTTGCCGGGGCACACTCGCCGTATGGTTATCTAAAACACCCAGAGGATGTCCACCGGCTTATCCCCGATGAATACGCCGCTCCGATTGTGCGCCGGATATTTGAAATGTACGTTTCCGGTAAGGGGTTGACTGCCATAACTGAATGGTTAAACGAAAGCGGCATATTACCGCCGAAACGCTATTTCCACTCGATAGGGCTTGTTTCCGAAAAACAAGCGCAAGGTCATATCCATTGGGGAACAGGTTCCGTCAATGAATTGCTCAACAATAGGGTTTACTGCGGTGATATAGTTCGCGGAAAAAACAAGACAAAAAACCACTTGCAGGAAAGAATGCCTAAGACGGATTGGGTGGTCGTAGAAGACAAACACGAAGCTATAGTCAGCCGTGAACTGTTCGATAAAGTACAACAATTGCGAAAAAAAGCCAATACCTCGCCAAAACAGCGGTTCAGCACACCAAACTCCGCGAATATATTTACCGGCAAAATTGTCTGCGGACATTGCGGACACGGTTTAGGGCGAAAAAGAGGCAGTGAATCCAGCTATAGTTTCAGTTGCATTACCCGATATACCTACGCTAAAACAGATTGTGTTCCGGTCAATATCAGCGAAGCAGAATTAAAAGAAAAGCTGCTCGATATGCTCCGCTTCTTTAATATCGAAATAGCGCGTGATGATACCGATGATGATATTAAACGTGAAAAAGCGGAGCTTCAGGAGGTACAGGCGGAACTGCGCAAAAATCACCGTTTGATTGACGGCCTGTATGAAAGCCTTATCTCCAGAGATATTACTGACGCCGAGTACAAGGAGTTTAAGACCGCCTACGCATCTAAAATTATCGAACTTACAGAGCGTGAAAAACTGCTGCGCCAAGCAGAGCAAGAGCGGATAAAAGAAGAAACAAGATTATCAAAGGCGTCGGCGAGTTTGAACACCGCACAAGCCACATACGACCTGACAGCCGAGATAGTAGGCGGTCTAATCGAGAAAATCCATGTCTTTGATGATAAGAGCTTACGGGTAAAGTTTACTTTCAGGGATGATGAAATACCGAGCAGGGAGGCCGCCGTATATGAATGAGTATGTTATAGCTAAATATATGCGGCTCTCCCTCGACGACGCCATCTCAGAAAGTATGAGTATACCAAACCAAAACGTTTTGCTCGACAGGCACATAGAATCGCTCGGCATAGCGAGCAGCGAAGTCCTTGAATTTGTGGACAATGGTTTTTCCGGTACTAACCTCGAACGCCCCGCGTTGCAGGAAATGCTCGATCTTGCTCAGAGCGGCAGAATAAATTGTATACTCGTTAAGGATTTTTCGCGTTTCGCCCGGAATGAAATCGAGAGCAGCTACTATATTGAAAAAATCTTTCCCCTTTACCGCATACGTTTCATTGCGGTCAGCGACGGATTCGATTCAGACGATTACCGCGACAGCACGGGCGGTATCGAAGTTGCGTTCAAATTCCTACTGCACGAATATTACAGTAAGGACTTGTCGGATAAGGTAAAAAGCGCAAAGCGGATTAAGATGAAAAATGGCGAGAGCATTGTCGCCAACGCCATTTATGGATACCAAAAAAATATGGCGACGGGCAAATGGGAGCCGGACACAGAGGCGGCGGAGATTGTGAGGCTTATATATCGGAAGGCGCTCGAAAGCATGCCGGTTTCGCAAATCCGCGACGCACTGAGCGCCGCTAAATACCCGACGCCGCAGGAATATATAGAATTGAAGCGCGGAAAAGAAATAGCGCCGGAATATGCTTGGGAATCACGGGCAGTCATCAACATACTCAAAAACGAGCAATATATCGGGTCTTACATTTCTGGAAAGTCTGAAAGTAAGGCTGTCGGCTCAAAAAAGACAATCCCGACGGACAAGTCCGAATGGATTGTGATACCCGATAGCCATACGCCAATTATCACAAAAGAGGATTTTAACGCCGTGCAGGAGTTGTTGGGCAGGATAAAAGGCGCGAGGTCGAAAAAGCCCGTTGACAGGCTGTTCGATTCTGAAAGTCACCCCTGCCTTTCTCGGATTGCAAGCGGCAAAATGATTACGAAAACGCCGCCTTATGGCTACATGAAAAACATCTGCGGGCAATGGGAACAAACAGAACCCACAGCGGGCCGCGTCCGTGAAATCTTTGATATGGCGCTGGAAGGTCTGTCCTACGCGGAAATCAGCAAAAGACTAGACGAAGCGGGATACGCCACGCCGTCGGAGCAAATAAAACTCATGCGCGGGCGCGATATATCGCCTGAATGCCATTGGTCAGAGGAAACAGTCCGCAGACTGCTCAAAAATGTGCAATACACCGGGGCTTACGTTGCCGGTAAAGAACGGAAGGACTATGAAACGGGCAAGCGGTATCACATGATGGAGAGCGACTGGATCGTGATTCCCGACAAACACCCGGCGATTATAAGCAGGGACATTTACGATCAGGTTCAAAAACTGGTTCGCTATGGCACAGAAAGGCGAAAGAATACCAATCCGCGAGATTTTCTTTTTAATGGCAAAATACTAAAATGCGGCTACTGCGGATATGGATTGCGATACAGCGACACAGGGAGTACGCCTTACTATCACTGCGTACACACCATATCCATTGCCGACGCCGAGTGTCATAAAATGAGAGTTAATGCTTACGATCTTGACATGGCTGTGCTTACGACGATAAAGAAACAAGCGGAAGTTGTCCTCGGTTCAGGCGACCTGACAGGGTTTCGCAAGATAAACGCTGACACGCGGCAGATTGCCGAATGCGAAAGCCGGATCATGGAGTTTTCGGAGCAGAGGCAAGATTGTTATGAGCGTTTCGTGCGCGGAGAAATTGACCGCGATACGTTCATGTCTGTGAAAAGCGAATACACCGCGCAAATCGAAAGCCTTAACGCCCAAGCCGCTTTGTTCCGGCAAATCGGACGCGACAAGGAAGCTCAAAAAAAGGTTGCCGCGTTAGCAAAGGAGGCTATGAGCGAAACGGCGACGCCAAAAGACATATTAAACGCGCTTGTCGAGAAAATCTTAGTGTTCCACGGTAACCACTTAGAGATTCACTGGAAGTTTGCGGATTTTACCGCTATTAAGGAGGATTTGAAAAATGCCTGACAAACCCAAAGCCGTCATATACTGCCGCGTGGCAAGTGATGAATTACCAAAAGCGGCGTTATACTGCCGTGTCGCGTCAGTAGACGAATTTGCCATTAAAGCACAGGAAAAAATGCTTCGCAACTACGCTGATGGACAAATGATTCCTGTCGGCGGGATGTACTCTGACAATGGCAAAAGCGGCTTGACGCTTGACCGCCCTGCATTTCGGAAAATGATATCCGGTATAAAGTGCGGCGAAATAAACTGCGTCATCGTTAAGGACTTTGCGCGTGTGAGCAGGGACTTCGTTATTATAAGCAAGTGGCTCAGAGATATGCGTGTAAAACACGTTAGGGTAATCGCAGTAAGCGATGGCTATGACAGTGCCGCTACCCAAGACCGCGACGTTATGTACGAGCAAATCGCGGAGACTATTATGGAAATATGGAAGGAGCAACATTTCGCAATGATTAGAGCGGGCATTGCTCGTTAAAGAGAAGCGGATGCGGCAAGGTGCCGCGTGACAGATTAGGCATAAGAAATAAGAAAACGGATACCCTTCTCGCTAAAAGTGTATCCGTTTTTCTGTTAATAAAAATGTAACAATATTTTTTTAGTTTGTGCTTGACATAAGC